TGAGTGCATATCCATGACGTCACCGATATTTCCGACAGCCACTAGATCAAGATACCTGTCTGCAACATCAGTCCAATTATATTCATCAACAGCCTGAAGGAACTTATACACCACGCCAGCGCCAGACAATTCCTTATTAGGATATGTACCATTCTGGTTATTGACGATTACTGCGTAAGGATTCTCTCTGTCGCAGATGTGATGGTCAAGAATCAGAATATCGATGCCATTATCACGAAGTTCCTTACACTGCTCAACATCATTGCTGCCAGCATCAGGAATAATCAGCAAGGTAGTTTCAGGTGGAACTTCAATTTCTTTAGAGAGTCCGTGTTCTTTGCCACTATGATGCAGAACATTGATTTTTCCAAAATAACCAATCGTCTTCAAATACTGAAACATCATTGAAGCACTTGTGAATCCATCCACATCACAGTCTACAAGGATAGAGATAATAGACTTATTCCAGATATGTTTGTTCAACAGCCGGACAGCATCTTCCATGTTGTCCAGTTCCCATGGAGAATTCAGACAAGAATCATCTAGGTTCATGTAGGTCTTATAATCCTCAACCCCTCTGTTCTCCATAATCGTTCCAATCGGGTCTGATAGGTCGTTCCTACTCCCCTTCCAGAGTTTTACATTCATTTAATTCTCCTAACACAGTTTTCAATCAATGCCTTAAATTTTTCAGGATTATCAGTCGGGGCTTCCTTTTCATCCAGAATCCCTTTATCATCTACTACAGCATACACACTTACGCCATCGACAAATCGATTAGCGAGAACCATAAGCTCACTAAGCTGAACGTCTTTATCAAATACAAAACAAATATCAACGCAAAGACGTGTTAAAATTTCAATTTGATTCTGTGAAACCTTCTTACCGCCAGTCGCCACACAGTTGTAGACATCCATGTTCCACATCTGCATGACAGACTTTTCAGCTTCACCAACATATACCAGACCTTCATTCTTAATGTACGGCTCTGTCTTATACAGGCCATACAGAATACGGTTTCTGGCACACGGCTCAAGATATAGATACTTTAATTCACCTTCAGGCGGCTTACCAAAGTATCTTCCCTTTACACCAACTAGAGTACCAATTTCATCTCTGATTGGAATCGTGATTCTATTTGTCAGTTCATCAAAGCCAATCTCAAACTCCTGCTGCGTCTCATAAGATATCCCATCGTCAGCAAAAATCTGGTTCACATAAGGTTTATAATAACCGAGGATGGCTTCGGATATGGGGACTATCGGACGGTCATCCTCGTGTTCTTCACCTTCATTTTGCATGGCAATGAGCTCTTTTAGAATCAGCATACTTTTAGGAAGGTCTTCCTCGAAGTTGTGATAGTAGTCAAGTCCAACCCATTCGCAGATTTGCTTAATAGCTTTTGGGAAAGACAGTTCCAGAAAGAACTGGACGACAGAAATCAAATCATAACTGGTCTTTCCATTGGCAATATCTCGTGTGTAATCTACCGCAGTAAGATTTTCATTCTCGTAGATACAGAGTGCCGTTCTATTGTCACCATCTGGATTTGCACACTGGTAATAACCAGTCTTGTGACTGATATGATGACAACCAAGTTCCTCCAGAATCGGTTCAATCTGCTGTTCTTCAAGAATGTAATTTTTCAGATCTGCGATATTTACCATTGTAGTTCCTTACTTTCTGGTGCAGACACCAACCTCTCTCCAAATATTCTGATTCAAATTCACTTCAAACATGATTTTCTTTTTCTCACCAAAGCGGTTCTTATCGATGTTTCCAACGTAATACCGCTTATCTGGATTTAGCCGATGGGCACAGTCACCGCCCCACTCAGGGTCATGAGAGATGTATTGATACTTCGCGAACTTATCTTTTGGAATCTCCTTGAACAGAACCATCGTCCAAGCAACATGCTTAATCATTTTTGACTCAGCAATGTTGTTTGAATTCAGCTCATCAGGAAGATACTCATGAGCGTTTTCGGCCAACTGGATACTACCATAGATAAAGATCTTCAGATTTTTCGCAATCTCTTCAAGCTCTGTGGCTGTGACTTTAAACGCTGCCCATTCACCAATAGATGCAATGTCGTTCTTTAGAGTATCGTAGAACACATACTTAACTCCCTGAGTAAGAGCTGCCTTCTGGATTTCAAATCGCAGGGACTTATCACTATAATCGGCAGAAACATCCTTTGCGATAATCAAGCCTTGTGATTCGCTCTCAATCCACTGGCAAACATCAAGCACATTGCGGTACTCTTCGCTTTCTTCGTAGACACGAGCGGTAAACTCATCAATGCTTTCTATGTATTCTCCATCTTCATTTTGCTTTCGGAAGATGAAATTTCCGTTTGCATCCCGGTACATTCCAAGAGTGATTTCTCGCTCATCCTTATGGAAACGATGACCATGCAACTCTTGAAACTCAGGATTATTTATGGCGGTAACCAATAAGCAATACCGAACTGACTCAAGATCCATCTCATTCAGCAGCAGAAGAGCTTTTTGCTTTTGAACCAATGTGACGTAGGCAACAATCGCCATCATGTATCTAGTCTTACCAGCGTTAGATGGCATACCATTGAACATCACAGTGCCCAGCTTCAATCCTCTGAACAAATCGTTCATGATGGGGTACTGGAACGGCAAGCCCATATCAGGAACACTCAGACGTTCATTAACCATTGGCAACAGACCATTATTCAAAATTTCAGCATCATCGTTTGTAATAATAACCGTATTGATCTTGTCGGCCTTGCCACGAATCAATTTGTAAATGTCCTGAGCACCAAACATTTCAAACTGTCGATGCTTCAAGATTCCTTCAATGTTGAATCCGTTTCTCTGATACTCACGAAGTAGCGAATATTTCTTCAGGATATTGAAATATCCCTTGATATCATCGTCATTCGCAAGACTCATGTAGTATTCAATGGTTGACCAGCCCTTCAGCCGCTTATATTGGGACAATCTGGACTCGTCTTCAGCCATAAACGTTAAAACAGACGTTTTATTAAATTCTTGAGTCCGAGTTTCATAAATAATCAACGCTGCATCGTAAAAAAATTTTGTTGCTTCATCGGCAAAATCGTACTTGCTCTTGACATAATGCCCATACTCGACCAAATAGTCAGGATGCTTGTAAATTGCGCCAACAAATAGAATTTCGTTCGGGATATTTGAAATGAGTTCCACTCATCCACCTCCCTTTATACTTTTAATACTGAATTTTGTTGTTTGGATACAGTTCATTGAACATATCAAAAACTTTTCTCAGGCCAAGACCTTCCTTACTGGGCACCCAAATTTTCTTCGGGTTCCAATTCTTCCATACACCGTCGTATTCAGGTGCTATCGCATCATACGCAGGGTTATCCACCCACTGACCACCATTCATACTGTACTCGTACTTCTTAGGATCAAGTTCGGCAAGCGTCAAGAATCTGTTATCATTTTTGTTGTGAGCTCCAAATCCGCAGAATGTGCATCCGGTGCGATCACATCCAGTACAACACAGTGGAGCTTCTGGCTTATCACTCGTGGGAACGATATCGCCATAAACATCAGCGATTTGAATTCCTGACTGTTTGATGAAAGCGAGTACATCTTGCTCAGTCCAAAAACTCATAGGCTGACTAGACGGCGACTTGCTATCAAAGGCATTACACCCATGTCGAATCCACGCCTGTTTGCGAACACGGCTTTCATCTGTCAAAGTTCCAATAATTGGTTTCCGCTTAGTTGCCCTTGCGTACTTCTTCATTGGACTTTTCTTCATTACTGAGCAACAGTAATGAGAAATTGCGAATGGAAGTTCTTGTGTCGCTGGAAGCCATTTCTCTTTGTTGAACATCGATTTCGTTCCAGCTTGCATTTCAGCTCCCGGTTCATTTCCAAGTAGAATCGTTCGTCTATTTCCCTGAAATACTCCTGTTTTATCATAAAGCCACGGGTTGCTAAAGACACCTCCCGGACTGTTCATCCTTAAACCCAGAAGTTCCTGTCTTTTCCTGAGAGTTGTTCTTAACTCTCTCTCTCTCTCTCTCTCATGGTGGCTGCGCCGCTATTTCTGATTCGTCTAGCGTAATAAATCGCTTCTGCCACTTCTTTAGAGATAAGAGGATAACCATATGTAGAGACAACATCACTAAATCCCATCTTGGGATAAACAAAAACCGCATCCGCATCTCGTGCAAACTTCTGGATAGACGAGTATTCCAACCCCGTGTTACTGAACACAAGCGGAACATCTGGAAACAGCTGTTTCGTCAGATGAGCAAGTACAGTAGAATCCTTACCACCAGAAAAACTGACATACACGCCACCGTCGTAGTGCATATACCATTCTTGGATGCGATTTTGAGTGATCTGAATCTTTCGCTCAAGAGGAAGTGCTTGAAGCTCCTTCAATCTTTGAGCGTCATGAACTGTATTATCCATTTACCAACCTCTTTTTATATTTCATCGAGAATTGCATTTATATCAATTTCATTCTCGTTTTTACTCTGTTTCGGTGCTGTTTTCATCCGTTTCAGTACCGTTTCAGTCAGATTATCCTTCGTTTTTCCTTCGCTTTCGCTGCGAATCGAAGCTAGTCTTTCTTTTCGTTCAAGATAACTGGGATATTGAGCCAACAAAACAGCCAAGTCGTAATTCCATCGCTGACTCATATCACAACCCTTTGCTTCTTTCTCGGCAATTACTTTATCCAATCGGGGTTTCGCTAGAACCCACATATCGTATAGTTCTAGCGGAGGAATAGAACCTCTATATTTGTAATAATTACCGGAAATTAACTGCGTAAGTTTCGAGTAGAAGCTACCCGGAACAACCGCCGGGGCGTATATATCTCGAATATGGTCGAAAAGAATCTTTTTCTCTTCCTGTTTGATATGTGCAAGCTCACGATTGTGGTCTTGCTCTCTCTTTTTGGAAAGAAGATCATCGACCTTTTTATCCGTAGTGTCATTCACTTTGTCAAAAAATGCCCTTAGCAGGTCATCTGTCCAAGGGCGTTTTTGATTTTTCTTTTTTTCTACAAAACAATCCTTATGATAAAAACCAGTCTTGTCGTAGAAAAACGTGCTACGGTCTCGCTCGATGAAAATGTTCTTCCCGCAAATCTTGCATTTACGGGTTAATTCCATTAAGCCAGTTCCTTCTCCATGACTGCGGCAACCTTCTTCAGTTCCTCAATATCAGTCATAGAACGGAATGCGGTAGACAGGCCAGCCGCCTTAACAGCCTTCTGTGCGGCACTCTTCTTCATAGGAGAAGCGGAAGCAATCAGGTCATTCAGCTTTGCCTTGATGTCATCCATAGAAGGCTCTTTACTATCAGAACTCTTATCTGCCGGAACATCACCCGGCTCATCGTTTTCGATACCAAGGTCACGCATACTCAGCTTAACCTCAGTCTTAACAGCATCGTTTAAGCCGTTTTTGATGACGTTCTCCCGATTCTTTGCGCTACTAGAGATAATATCCTGATACTCAAGCAGGGTCAGATCCTCAACGACCTCACCGCCCTTATGCATACCGGTACGATCCTTATCGAAGAAAGCGAGCTGCTGACCATCCTGAAAATACAGGCGGAACTCAGTATCAACGTTGTACTCCTGACCAGCAAACCCATCAGGAATCTTACGACCAGTAGGCTCACTTACGATAGAACCATTCACAACCTTAGTATGCTTCTCGTCCTTCTCTCGGCAAACAACGATGTAGTTCACACCAGATGCATTCAGATCCAAAATCAGAGACTGACCCTTGAAGTTCAGGGTATTGAAATCCTTGAGCTCCATGCCAGCACCCTCAATCTTAACTGCCTTTTCATCACCGGTCAGACCCTGAGATGCAGCCTTAACCTTGGCACGCTTCTGCGAGAAGGCGGTGAGGCCCTGGGTAGCAGTCATCTTGAGGATGGAAGCGGAGTCAACAACCAGAGCGTCTGCACGGAACGGCTTGCCATCTGCATCCAGATAAACATCCCCATTCTCATCTTCAATGTCCTCATCGTTGGTAACCATCTTGATATAATCCTGAACTTCTGCCAGAGACTGGGTGTAAACAATCAGCAGATTATCAGGATTCACACCATTGGCTTCCAGCTCCTCGGTGTAATTATCAATAGAACCATTCTCGGTATCCAAATACAGAACACGGAACGGCTTACCGTCTGCATTCTTCAGATAGCACAGCTGCATAGCAGTACGAGACTTACCAGTTCCCTGTTCACCATAAATCAGCATATGAAGCTTCTTACGAACAGCAGATGCCTTACGAATCATAGCCATATATGTAAATTCCTCCGTTTTATCAAAATTATTTATCGCACCTACGATATTTATTTTGGCGTAAATACGATAAATCTTTTCTTTTATAAGTATCCTGTGTTACTTAGCTAAGACTAAAAATTACACTCCCCAGTCATCCTCTTCCTCATCAGCAGGAGTCGCAGTGGACTTGTTAGAACCACCCCACCAAGAAGTATCGTTCTCAGCTGCCTTGCCATCGAAGTCCTTCTTAGCCTGAGCGTTGGCAGCAATCTTTGCCCGTGCCTCGGAGATATTGTCCTCAGTATAGGTAGGCTCTGCATCCTTATCGCCGGGATTCGGATCAAAGGAATCAGGATTAACACCCTCGATATACAGCTTACGAACTGCCGGAGTGCTCTGACGCTTCATCTTGTTAGGACCACCCCAGATATTCTCAGTCTCAACTTCCTCAACCTTCTGCTGATTAACGATGGGACCAAAACACTCGAAACTAGTATAAGGCTTCAAACGCTTACGAATAGAATCGGCCAGAACCTTATTCTGAGTGTTTGCCTTATAGTCAATGAAGAACTCTGCATCCTCAATAGTGTTGTAATTCACGATCTTTGCATCGACAACTACTTCATCGCCCTCATCACTCTTGCGGCAACCAGTGTAAACAATGGTCTGGGTAAACAGAGCCAGCTCTTCAAAACCCTCTGCATCGAAGTCGATTTCCTTAGAACTCAGAGAAACCTGAGTAGGAACAAAACGAATCTGGTGCTTGCCGTTGTAAGTGCTGTACTCGATGTTACCACGGACATACACGTTATCACCGTCATGCAGGTTCTCAGAGATCTCCTTGGCTGCATCGAAATCAGTCAGAGTCTTGTTATCATTGATAACCTTACCAGACTCATTCGTCTTCTTGGTAACACCGACCTTAACGCCAATCATATCATAGCCTTCCGGTGCAACATAAGTCAGACGATCCTTCCAAGCGACTTCCTTCTTATCCTTCTCGATGCCCTTGTCCTTATCGGCACGGCGGAAGAAGTAAACCTTATCACGAGGCATACCAGCCAGATCAACATAGAAAGTGTTTTCATTGGAAGTCTGAACGCCAAAGCTCAGGACACGGCGCATAGCACCACTCTTAGTCTCCTTCTCGTTATAGAAGTTACTACGCTGGGTGCCGGTGACCTTACCAGCCATCTCAAAAGAACCACGGGTCTGAGGAAGATTAAAAATTCTATCTGCCATATCAAGTCTCCTTTATGTAATTTTGTTTCATTGATAATCACTTATGTTTTCTGTTATCGTCTTAAATCAATTCATGCACTATTCATTCTATATGTTATCCTCCGTCTGGTTTATTGATGGCTTATATTTCATACGGCACTCGCCGTTAGAAATCGTCCTTTAATGGATTATGTACAAACATTGCGCCGAGCACTATTGGGAGCCGTTCTGAACACTCAGGACACAAATCAAAACTCAAAAACGAACCATCAAGTTGACTACCATAAGAGTATTGATGCTCAAAACTGATTCCCTGCTCGCTACCTATCGGCTTGATTTCACGACCACACCAGTTACATATTTTCTTACATGTGTTCATAGCGGCATCACCCCATTTTTAATACTCTCTATCACGGAACATCTTAGATTGAGCACGAGTCAGTCTACTGTTCCGACCATACTTAGGTCTGAATGCTGACTGCAGCTTGTTGTTTGCGTATTCGAGGTCACTCTCCAGAATCTTCGCAGCTTCTTCAATGTAATCTCGAATTGCACAATACTGGTCATTGTTGACGCAGTGCGTTTTTAGATAATCAAGCATATCGACCGCCTGATTTTTCAAAAGAAGTGCATCTTCAAGCTGAGTCTTACGCCGTTGGAAGAAATCTATATTCAACCCTACACCTCCCCATTCTGCAGTCTTTCAAGCGTGGGACGAATCGTTCTTTCCCAATGCCTTACAAATCGCCAATCAAGTAATTGTCCGCAACGTGGACAGAAGTTATCAAGATTTGATAGTGTGTAATAACAAACCGGGCACTCATAACGTTTATAAACGTCATCGTGAAGAGGCTCTTTGTAATCTGTTCTAAACTCATAAAGTTCAGCTTTTGAAAGAATAATTTCGAGAGCCTTTGTTAAATGCTCACGAGGACACCATTGCCCGCCTTCTTTACCAAGACGAATTTGTTTCTCTACAATTTCCTTTGCTTGGTCAAAAGTCATGTTCTCAATCTCTTTTTTCTTTGCGTGCATCCAATCTTTCATAACACACCACTTTCAGCAAATGCATAATTGTGCTTTGCATTCTTATCCATCCATACACCCCAATCCATTTTATGTTGACACTCTGGACATTTCGGTTCAAGCTTCTCCAGCTTCGTCACACAGAACGGACAGAGATATGTGCTCTTTTCCTTCTGGAAAATTGGACTCGCCGGAAGACTCAAGGAACCGGAATCAATGGTTACATTGATAGGAATTTTGGTATTCATCGTGTCACCTCTTGTTTGAATTGGCCTTTTATGAGATTTTCTTATTACGGAATATGAGTTGCTTTGTCAACGGGCTTTTCCATTTCCTTCATAATCCGCTTGTGTTCTTCGATTGTCATGTTGTTCGGGAAGAAACACCTGTCAACCATTTCAAACGGCTTAATATAATGGTCAAGAACATCTCGTGCTTCTTTTCGTGCCTTTTCAGCACACATCTCGATATATTCTTCTTCGGTCATGTTGTAATCGGTGACACAATCGACCACCGAAGAAAACCGACACAGCAAACCGTTAGGCTGTCTTGCAATAAAAGCTCCCATTTTTATCCTCTTTGCTTTTCTGGAAAATGCTTCTTAGTTACTGCAACGCAAAAGCTATCAATTTCTGACCCCCAAATGGCAGTACCTTCACCATATGTGTTTTGAAATACTAGCGGAAAGCCGCCGATCCCATCGAAGAGGCTACCAAGAGTAGGATTCTCACCGATATACGATTTCATCTTCTGAAAAATCCAATACCATTGCGGTAATGCGATTGAATTGCCGAGTGCCTTATAACGAACTGCGTCAGAAGTTTTATGCTTCTTTTCGTTCTCATCAATCCAGTCACCGATATCTGTCCATCCATCAGGGAACCCCTGAAGCCGTTCATCCTCCAAAGGAGTCAAACGGCGAACAATCCATCGTAGATTCTTCGTTTCTTTCTCTGTAATCAGGTCAGTAGCGTCCTTGTAGTCACGAGATTTCATCGTACTAGCCTGTTCACTTTCCTTGTATTCACCAATGCGTTGCATCGCAAAGGCTTTCTTCTCAATGACCAGTGGCATATTATTGCCACCAGTTCCCCACTGAGCAGTACAAGTCGGACTTGTATCACTCTGCTGAGTGTATCGAGCGTCCTGACTGTGGCTCTCAAACACCACCGGCGAAATCTTTTGTTTTAAATTATGTAAGGAGGGATTTTCTGCCAAGCAAATCAGCGTCTGGTCTTGTAACGTAGAAATCGTTGCGCTCAATTCAGTTTGAACAAGAGCGCCTTTACCGCCACCTTCACATCCAGAACGGATTTTTAGAGTGTAGGCTGCAGGTTCTGTGCATCGAGTCGAAGTCTCTCGATGGTCTGACTCCAATACTCGTCCAATTCCTTCTCTTCCAGACCTTCTTGTTCCTTCACTTTCTGCACCACCTGTGACAGAGTTCCTGGATTCCACCATTCGATCATATCCAGCAACGCTTGCTTCAGGAGTTCGGGCAAAGGTTTTCCACGCCGGGATGCTCTCACAAGAATCCCCTGACATGCTCGTGCGCTCAAATAGAATTTCTGAGGCACGTTGTCCTCCAAAATCCATGACAAGCGCGATTCTCTGGCGACGCTGGGCGACTCCCCAGTATT